GTTACCAGGATATTCTAGTTTAATTTCTCATTGGCATATTAATCAATATTCCTATGAATATCTCATGGAAAATGATAATCATGATGGGCTTTTTATGTACTTAGATCCTCCTTATGATATTAAGGATAACCTTTATGGAAAGAAAGGATCAATGCATAAAGGATTTGATCATGATAAGTTTGCAGCAGATTGTGATAAGTATGATATTCCAATGTTGATTAGTTATAATTCAGATCAATTGGTTAAAGATAGATTCAAGAATTGGAATGCTGCTGAGTTTGAGCATACATATACATTGAGATCAGTAGGTGAGTATATGAGGGAGCAACATCAAAGAAAAGAATTGTTGCTGTTTAACTATACTAAAGGACCCAAAATTAAATTAAATTTTGAAGGTTGTTTTAATTATGATAAATTAAAGAAAGAGGGTCTTACTTCATGACAAACAAACCTTATGATGATTCCAATTGGAGAGAAGAGTACAAAGGGTACACTTCTAGTAGGTATGAGTTAGATCTGCTTGAGAATGGACCCAAGAGTCTTTCTCAGTCATGGATGATGGGTGCACTACATAATAAGTGGAAGAAGATGAAGGGTTATAAAGATCCTGAACCACCTGATTGTCAAAGTAGTTTGAGTGAGTTTTTTGAAAAACAAGAGGAGTATACTCCTGAAAACGATCCTTATGGAGGATATTAATGGAAGACAATCCGTTTTGGGGAGAACCTACACCTACTGATGTCTGGGATGACATGCAGAAACTTGATCATTTATATGAAGAGTTGATGTGGGATCATAGAGATCTCTTAGAGTTTGCAATCGAGGGAAATCATATTACAATTAGGAATAGATCAAGAGAGGGTCGTTAATGAGTCAAAATATAGTATATTATTCTTATAAAATGAATAAGCATCCTCATGTGAATACTCATGAGATGGATCGTTTTGAACATAGTATTAGTTCACTGAGGGAATTTAATAATGAAATACCTGTTTATCTTTTTTGTGATGATCCTGATTATATCCCCGATTATTTTAGGACTGAATATAAAGTAAGAATTAGACCATTTGAAGAGCAACCAAATCATGGTATGCTGTTCATTTATAGATGGTTTAATTTACAATATTTTGCAGATGAAATTGATGCTAATATTTTATATGTAGATTCAGATACTATATTCTATGATGATGTTCAGTATCTTTTTGACCATTATAATTATATGGAGGTTTTTGGGAGGGAAGAATTTGGATTCCGACATGACCCCAATATTGGTGGAGGAAGGACAATAAGAGAAGCTTTAGATTATGTTGATCAATGTATTGTTGAGCAAGGAGGACAAGAACAGATATACAAATATTGTTGTGGAGTAATTTTATTCAATAATGGTCTTCATACAGATATTATAGATCGTTTGGGTGAATTAGTAGAGTTGATGTGTAAGTTAAGAGATGGTATAATATCTTATCCGGTTCCTAATCCTAGGATAGTTGATGAGTATGCTTTTTGGGTTATCCTCAGTAGGATAGGTCCTTATGCAGGTCTCTTTGGTGCTCAGGATGTCACTCATGGGTGGATAGAGCAAAAGCATCAAGAGTTCTTTAATCCAGTAGTGTGTCATTATACTACTAAGAAAGAACAAGAGTTTGCTGCATCAGATGAAAAGTATAGTAATCTTCTCAGAGATGTGGACGAATTGAGTGAAGAAATTGATCCTTGGACAATACAATGACAATTTTTGATTGTATCATTATTTCATTACTTTATCTTGAATACTTTGTCCAAAAATTTTTATGTGGGATATACTATGCTTGGTTGAAATTTAATTACTGGAACTTTAATCGTAAATTACCCAAATGACTGAAGAAGAATTAGAAAAAGAACGTCACATTGATGATGACTGCAATGTAGTTGGTCATTATTATAGAGCAAAGAGATTGCATCCAAATATCCCTTTTTATCTTCAAGATGAGAAAGGTCAAACTTTTGAGTTTGGGTGGAGTTTAATCTATCAGTATATTTCTAACATATCATATTATCCAGACTGGTGAATAATCCTAATACTAAACTAGAAGATCTTATTTACATAGAGGAAGGTATTATTCCTTCTTATGTGTGTGATAGGGTGATTAAAAATATTGAAACTAGAGAATGGACGCCCCACAGGTGGTATGATTATCAGACTAACTCGAGTTTTTCTGAAGAAACAAAGGAACTGGATGTTCAACCAATAACGGAAGAACTGCAAAAGTTATTGAATCCAGCTATTCTTAAGGCATTTGAGAGATATCAGTCTCATTATGCTTATAAAGGATTAGAGAAAACAGAAACTTTAATGAGTACCTTGAGTCCTGTGAGGTTTAATAGATATAAACCTGGACAGATTATGAGACAACATCAGGATCATATTCATTCAATTTTTGATGGAAATAGAAAAGGAATACCAGTTTTAAGTATGATACTGAATTTCAATGATGATTATGAGGGTGCTGAGTTATTCTTCTGGGAAGATTATGTGATAGAATTAGGCAAAGGGGATATTGTTATATTTCCTTCTTTATTTTTATTTCCTCATGGTGTAACTGAAGCAACTAAAGGAATACGTTATTCTGGAGCAGTGTGGGCTTTTTGATGATGGAATTAAAAGATTGGTTGAATTCTATTAATTTTAATAAGCACGATTTGATTCAAGAAGATCCTAGTGTTATTAGAGATTATGCTCCTTATGTTATTAATCGTTGTCTTAGTGGGCATTTAGATACAGTTCTTTTTTCTAATGAAATGAACAAATATCATTTTTTAGATAAGGACATGCAATATAAATTTTATCTAAATAGTGTGAGGAAAAGGAAGAGATTCTCTCCTTGGATTCGAAAAGATAAAGTGTCTGATTTGGAATCTGTTAAATCTTACTATGGTTATAGTAATGAAAAGGCATATCAAGTCATGAAAATTTTATCTAATGAGCAAATCGAATTCATTAAGCAACGACTTGAAATTGGTGGTACAAAATGACTCAAACTGTTGAACCTCAGGTTAATTGGTCTCAAGACAAGATGGTTGAGGTTAAATTGAATGAACCTGATGATTTTCTTAAAGTTAGAGAAACTCTTACAAGGATTGGGGTAGCGTCACGAAAGGAAAAGAAACTTTACCAATCCTGTCATATATTGCATAAGCAAGGTAAATATTACATAGTACATTTTAAGGAGTTATTTGCTTTAGATGGCAAGTACGCTAACCTTACTGTTAACGATGTTCAGCGTAGGAATCGTATTACTCGCCTTCTCGCTGATTGGGGTCTCATTAGTGTTGTAAAGGAAGAAGTCATTCAAGACATTGCTCCTCTTAATCAAATTAAAGTGTTACCATATAAAGACAAAAACGACTGGATTTTAGAACAGAAGTATAATATAGGTAAGAAAGGAAGAGCAGAGGAATCTGAATAAAATTTATGGTGAATAATCTTTATAATGGCATCACTGAAAGACTCTTTTTTACTTTAGGTAAAAGACCAGAGATTGCTACGACTCATGATTTTTACATGGCATTGAGTTATGCTGTGAGAGATCAGATGATGTCATATTGGTTGAATATAGACAATACTCCAAAGAAAGAAGTTGCATATCTATCAGCAGAGTTTCTTATTGGACCTCAACTTAATAATAATCTTATTAGTTTGGGTATAAGAGAAGAAGCAAAGGAAGCTCTTGCAGAATATGATAAAACATTAGATGAGATTTTAGATGTAGCAGAGGAACCTGGACTTGGTAATGGGGGTTTGGGGAGACTGGCTGCTTGTTATATGGAGTCTCTTTCCACTTTAAAAGTACCTGCTACTGGTTATGGTATAAGATATAAGTATGGTATCTTTAAACAGATAATAAGAGATAATCAACAATTAGAAGTTACAGATAACTGGTTACATGGAGAGTGGCCATGGGAACTGTGTCAACCTGATGAGTCTGTCTTTGTTGGGTTTGGTGGTAAGGTGGAGAATTATGTATCAGACAGAGGTAACTATAGAGTACGTTGGGTTCCTGAAGAGCAAGTAGTTGCAGTTCCTTATGATGTATTGCAATTGGGATATAGAGTTAACTCTTGCAATAGATTGAGGTTATGGAGAGCAGATGCTACTGAGACATTTGACTTCTATGCATTTAATATTGGAGATTATCTTGGTTCAGTAGAACAGAGTGTATCTTCAGAAACTATCTCTAAGGTATTGTATCCTAATGATGGTACAGACCAAGGTAAGATGTTGAGATTAAAGCAACAGCATTTCTTTGTCAGTGCTTCTATTCAGGATATGCTTAATAGTTTGGATAGAAGGCAAATCTTAGTAGAAGAGTTTCCTAATTATTGGCAGGTTCAATTAAATGATACTCACCCTGCTATTGCAGTAGCAGAACTCATGAGACTTTTAGTTGATGAGAGGCATGTAGAGTGGGATCAGGCATGGGAAATAACAACTAGGTCTATTGCATATACTAATCATACTCTCCTTCCAGAGGCACTAGAGAAGTGGGATCTTAAACTCTTTAAGACTCTTCTACCAAGACACATGGAGATTATCTATGAGATCAATAGAAGGTTCTTGCAGGTAGTAAGACTTCATTATCCTGGTGATGAATCAATGTTAGAGAAAATGTCTATCATTGATGAGACTGGTAATAAGTATGTTCGTATGGCACACCTTGCTACGGTAGGTTCTCATCATGTAAATGGTGTTGCTGCACTACATTCTGAGTTAGTTAAGACTCAATTGATGCCAGAGTTCTATGATCTATGGCCCCACAAGTTTACTAATGTAACCAATGGTGTTACTCCTAGAAGATGGATAGCATCTGCTAATCCAGCACTTGCTGAAGTTCTTGATGAGAGTGTGGGAACAGGATGGATTAGTAATATGGATTCTCTTAAGGTATTAGAGAATAAATTGGATCCTCAAATTTTAGAAAAACTAGGAGAAGCAAAGGTAATCGGTAAACATAATCTGGCTAATTATGTTTTTAATAATCTTGGTATTTCTATAGATCCATCTAGTTTATTTGATGTTCAAGTTAAAAGGATACATGAATATAAGAGACAACATCTCCTTGCTCTTCAGATTATTGCTCAGTATTTACGTATTAAGAATGGTCATGATGGAGTTCCAAGAACTGTAATCTTTGGTGGTAAAGCAGCACCTGGATATTATATGGCAAAGTTGATAGTTCAATTCATTTGTCATATTGCAGATGTGGTTAATAATGATCCTGATATGGATGGTAAGTTAAGAGTAATTTTCTTACCAAACTATAGTGTGAAGTTAGGAGAACTTGTATATCCTGCTGCTGATTTATCAGAA